GAAGCCAAACAACCAGGTCGTACCCAACAAGAAGAATGAGGTTGTACCCAACAAGAAGAAGCCAAACAACCAGGTCGTACCCAACAAGAAGAAGCCTAACAACCAGGTCGTACCCAACAAGAAGAAGCCTAACAACAAGAAGAATGTGATTCGTATGGGTAAGCGTCAGAAGATTCTCAATGAAATTTCAAAACACACTAACAAGCGGATTACAAGTCTAAAGGGTCGGGCTGCCAACCCTTTCAGGACGGCGGAAGAGTACAATCAGATTGCTCAAAATGTCAAGAAAATGGTAAACCTTGTCGCTTCGGAAAATACATTTAATGCTGGCGCCGAGTTGAACAAACAATTGAACATTGAATCTAATCGTCAAGTGAGAAATCAAAATGAGAAAAATTTCAATGCTTCAGCTGAACTCAATAAACAGTTGAACATTAAGGGTAAGGAAATCAACAAGGCGAACACGAATAAGAAGGTTCGCAATGGTGTTGAATTCAAACTCAAGCAGGTGAAGGGACTTACGAATGCCGACATTCAAGAGTTTATGAAGAAATGGGATACATCCAAGAACAAGACGATTTTCAATCAGGCTCGTAAGAGAGGTGAGGGTCGCATCAAGGGTAAAAAGGTGAAAAATGAGAGAAACAAACCCAAAGAAGAGAACAACTTCAATGCTTCTGCTGCTATAAATCAGTTGAATTTGGCACCCACTAAAAACAAGCTCATGAAGAAAGCCAAAACTGAGGTTGGTCGATTCGCTGGTCGCATCGGTAAATGGGATCCCGCTATTAAGAATGCAAAGAGTAACGCAACTCTCGTAAACTTGGAGAAACAATTGAACAAAAAGATTGAACTTCGTAAAGAAATCCAGATGAGTAAGATTGGACCAATCAAAAAGCGTGGTCATCTCGAAAAGGTTATGCAACTAAAGAACAATGTGGGTCAGAGACGCAGGACTTTCGAACAGCAATTGACAAACCTGGCACAAAATGCAAAGAAAAAAGAACTTTCAAAATACATCGTGGGTCTGAACATTCCAGCTGAAAATAAGAGTAGGTATGTTAAACAAACGAATAAACCTGGAGCGAACTTAAACCTGATCCGTGCATCAGCGAACAAACAGGTGAATCAAAAGATTTCCAATGCTTCAAAGTCCCTAGTTTCGGGAGCCATTAGTAAGATTCAAGCGAAGGAAAATAAGAACATTGCTAATGCGTCAAAATCTCTAGTGTCTGGTGCCATTGAGCAAGTGAAGAAGAAGGATGAGGCTGCCACTAAGATCCAAGCTGCTGTCAGGGGTAAGAAGAACCGTAATGCTGCTATGAACAAAAAGCGTATGGAGTTTACAGAACTTGCGAAGAAGACGAAGACAAACTTCAGCAAGAACATTGCTGCTATGAAAAATATGAAAAATGCGTTCAAGTTGAGGGGTCGGATTGAGGGTGCTGTTCGTAAGAATAAGTCTGCCGAAAATGCGAAAGCTTTGGGTGGTAAGGCGAGGGTCAATCCCTTATTTGAGGAAGTTACCCCCAAGCCTCCAAATGCACCCAAACCTAACAAGCCTTCGTTCAGGGCCATCGTCCAGAAAAACAAGGAAAGGAGGGTTATGAATGCAGTCAAATTGGCTGGGAAAAAGGTGGAACTTTCTCGTGCTTCTGGCCCCGAACGTGTCAAGATGGCGAGGAACCTGGCACCAAAGACTCAAGAGAATGTCAAGAAGGTTGCCAATGCTGTGAAGGTGTTCAACCGTCAAAGTGCAACGAGTGCTATAAATCGTCTCAAGAAGTTGACACCGGCTGAAAAGACTCAGTACAAGGGTAAAATAGGTCGAGCCAGTACAAAGAATGAGATTAGAGACATTCAAGAGAGTGCAGTAAGGGTGGACGCTCGCAAAAAGTTTGAGGAGGACAAGAAGAAGGAGGAAGAGCGCAAGAAAAAGGCTAATGTGGAAGCTGAGCGAGTACGAAAACTCAGTGAGAAAAAGAAGATTCGTGAAGCCGCTGAGAAGTCTGCCGCGTCGGCGAAGAAGATGCTCACGGAGACTGATAAGATGAAGGCGAAAGCCAAGGCTGACAAGGCTTTCAATGACAAGCTTGCTGAAAAGAGGCGACTTTTGAGAGAAAGAGAAGCTAAGTCGGAACCCAAAAAGCGAAAATCCAAGAAAAAATAATGAACATTGACGACGATTGCACCGTAGTGACAGATATGCCTCTCAGTGATGAAGTTGCTGACTTTATCGAAGCTGGTCTTCATAGAGGAATGACGAAAGAGGATGTGGAGGAATGGTGTGACAACAATTTAGATGAACTTGCAAGTATATATGAGAAGTATCGGAGTACGTACTTGTCATATGGACAGGCAGATATGACTCTATTTTTCGCACAGACGATTTATGAGAGAGATGATATGGGAGATATGATTAGTCAGTTTGTAGCCTTTCAATAATTATAATTTAAAGAAATAATCGTCCTTTAATTTAATGGGTAGTTGTGATGTGTGTTGTGAAAAATTAAACAAGATAAATCACAAAGAAGTCAAGTGTCCTTTTTGTGATTTAACAAGTTGTCGTTCATGTTCTCAGAGATACATCCTGGAATCTTTTGAAGACCCACATTGTATGGGATGTAAGACTCATTGGAATCGTGAATTTGTAGATTCATTCTGTACCAGGTATTTTCGAAATACCAAACTAAAACGTCACCGAGAAGATGTTCTGTTTGAGAGAGAGAAGTCTCTCATGCCAGAGACACAACCCGAAGTTGAACGAGTAATACAAATGCGTAGAATTCGTACTATCATCCGACAACAAAAGGAAAAGCTTATGGAACTTCATGCAAGACATAGAGTATTTGAATTAGAGGGCCCCATACCCCGTGAAATCCAAGTGCTTTACAGGGAAATGGAGGGTACATATAGACATTTAGACCAGTTACGAAACGGTGGATCATTTATGGATTCTGAACCAAGGCGTTTTATACGTCAGTGTCCAAGAGAAGAATGTAAAGGTTTTCTGAATGAAGAATGGTACTGTGGTTTATGTGAATGTAAATACTGTAAAGAGTGTAATGATCCTTGGTACCAGATCACGTGTGCAACCCTGAAACTGTAAAAACGATGAAACTTCTCAATAAAGATAGTAAGTCGTGTCCCAAATGTGGTACAGTCATCCACAAGACGAGTGGGTGTGCTCAGATGTGGTGCATTTCATGTCACACAGCTTTCAATTGGCGAACAGGTGAGATTGAGACTGGTCGAATACACAACCCACACTTCATAGAGTTTAAGAAAAAGACGATGATGTCTCGAGAACATGGAGATATTCCATGTGGTGGCACCCCTTCGTTTAGAGAATTACGAGAAATGGGTGCCACAAATGAGATACTCCAATATTCATTATTTGTACATCAAATAGAACGAGAATTAGTCTATATAGATACGCGACCGATAGACAATACCCAAATACGAGTTGTCTACATGTTGAACGATATTACTGAATATGAGTTCAAACATTATTTACAGCGTCAAGAGAAGTACGTGGAAAAAAATCGAGATCTTTCAAACATTTTTGAAATGCTCGCCAATACAGGTGGGGATTTTCTTAGACAGTATGTTCTTGAACCAGAACGACATGATGAAATCATCGATCTTTTACAGAAGATTGTGGACTATGGAAATGAAATTTTCGATTCAATCCGTAAACGCTATAATTGTCGACTTCCCAGAAATATTTATGTGTGAGTACATTAGGATGTTACTTTTGTTGTTCATCATCATTATCGTCATCTACATATTACCCAGATACAGAAGCCCTAAGGTGTTCAAAAACTTTTTGACTGATGATGAATGTCGGCATGTAATACAGAAAGCAAAGGGTGATTTGGGAACATCATCTGTGACAAATGAAAAAAAGGTGGATGAATCGATTCGTAAAAGTGAGACAGCATGGTTGGACAAAGAGGATCCTATTGTCCGAGATATTATGAACAGATGTCTCGCANATACGGATCGACCATTCGTGAATTGTGAACAGTTACAGGTGCTTCGATATGAACCTGGTGGATTTTATAAACCTCACCAAGATGCATTTGAAAATGATAAGAATATGAGAATGTACACATTCATTTTGGCACTGAATGATGACTATGAAGGTGGTGAAACTATATTTCCAAACTTGAACAAAGAGTACAAACTCGAGAAGGGTGATGCCCTTTTTTTCGATACTCTCGACAACTATGAGTTTATGACATCCAAGGCTTTACATGGTGGGAAACCTGTAAAGTCTGGGGAGAAATGGATATGTAATTTGTGGGTCAGGAAATATCCTTATGGCTGAACTTCACCACGGTCAATGAGCTTCTTACGGTTCTCCAAGTGAAGTCCCTCGACGAGAGCCTTGTTTTCGGCACCATAGGGTACCGCGTAGCCCTCATCACAGAGCCACTTGTTCACATTGGTCCAGGTGCCATCTTCACATACCCAAACCTCGGCGAGAACGCGACCAAACTTACCCCTAGAGTCAGCCTCCGGGCACCTGAGTTCGATTTCTACATCATCCTTCTCAGATGCAACCGCCTTCAGACACCATTCCTTGAGCTTCTTTTTGGAGAGGAGACCGAACTTCTTCTCTTCGAGGTCACGGGTTCTGGACTCTGGTGTGTCAATCCCTAGAAGGCGAACGCGTTGCTTTGTGCACACATCAAAACCTAGATCAATATTTACATCAATTGTGTCACCATCGACAACCCTCTCAAGGGAAGAGACCCGGTACTTGAAGTTACAGGATTCAACGTTGTAAGAGGACATCTTATAACAATCTATACACTTAAAACTTTAATACCTCCATAAAGTATGAAATGTATCGCAACTTTTTCTGAAAATAATCTGTACAAAATTAAATTAGCAAAAACTCGAGTGAATGTTCTAAACGGATTGTACCATCGACCACCCATACGACGAGAACCGATTGTACCTGATAACCCGAGACTTCGTCTACGGTTCAAGGAAGCCATAGAAGAAGCACAGGAGATATGCGAAGAGGACACCACCTCCGAGGCGTGTCACTGGGCGTGGTACGAGGTGGATGAGTTGGAGGATTCCATCATGCGTCGATGATGACTGTGGGTGGTTCGTCGTCGTATCCATAAAATTTGATAGAAACCCCATAGAGTTCATTGAGTCTAGGGTGTAGGTCCTCATTTATGAACCATTTCCATTCACGTAAATCTGTAGAAAAGTATTCACACTTATCCTCCCCGAAGGCGCGTTTGAGAAGGAAGTCTTCGTAGCGAACCTCTTTCATGAGTGAGAAGACCCCCTCTGGTACGGGGACTGTACCTTTTTTCACTGCGTCGAATATGTCGATGATGTAGTACCCACGTGCATCGCAGATGATATTCACTTGCATATCCGGGAACCCCTTGATAAATGATTCAAAGTCGGCGTTGCTCGGGAGAGTTGTGAAAATTGTCGGACCAACTTCATCAGGAATCACCTGTAGGAGTGAAGGGTGTGTATGATACGCTACTGGTGCATCAGACCACTCTTCCTCGAGAACACTCGAGTCTATTCGAGCCCTCTCTTTGGAAGTCACGTAGGTGAGACCCTTGTAATTCATACACCTATCGTACTTAACTTTACCCCCATATTCCCACCTATTCTTCGACGACATTTTGCTCACAGATTTCAAATCTCTCACCGCGATTTTTGTAATGTGTAACCTGTGTGCGGTCATCCTACATTCATAATGACATTTTTATCTAGGAGTGTAATCTCACCCAGTTGGTCCCATGTGTAGTACTTAATGGAAATACCGAATTTTCGACGCATGATGGGGTCTATGTACCCGTTTACAGCTCGTTTCCATTGGTCAGGTGTCGTTTGAAAGTATTCCAGGTTACTCCAGTTCACAGATACACGCTGAAATTCTCTGGAACTCAAGAAGCGATTAAATTCTGCGACAACTTCATCTGGGTTGGGTTTATTCATATTCGTTTCAATGAGATCAATGATGTAGTACCCCTGGTTCTCGAGGATAATATTTGCTTGAATCGTGGGGTAGTAGCTTATATACGTTCTGAAATCAGTACCACTTGGATAGGTAAAAAGTGTCCTGTTTTGTTCGGGAACTGGGTGTGTGTGATACACGATATATTGAGTCATATCTTCTTGTGTGGGGGTTACAGAAGCCAATTGTTGGTTTGTACTCACCGTCGGTGTACTGAATCTAACATAGTTACGCGTATTCGAAAGTGTGAACGGTATCGAGCCCCCATACTCTACTCGCTGTTCCCAAGTTTTCTTATACACATCCTTGAGTTCATTGATTGTTTTGCGACTCAATCTCACCGAAAGGTAACGATCATTCCCACTCGTCACTGTACCTACATTAAACGTATTCCTGGGTATGTTTACACGCCTAAATTTTTTGGATAGACGATTGAGTGCAGCATTAATTTGAGTCATCTTCCTTCGTCTCTCCACTTCACGGCGTCTGTTAAGATTCTGCCTACGCACTGTCTCAGATCTTCGTTTCTCCACTGTCTTCGTAGAGGTCTTTTTGACCGAGACCATCTTACTTTAGATAAAGATTTAAATAGATGGGTATCTAATGAACATCGAGGCATTCGCTCGAGAGATATATTCTCAACTGGGTCCTGGATACAGTGAGAGAGTATACCACAACGCGATGGAGGTTTTACTAAGGGAAAAACGTATTCAGTATGAATCGGAACGTATCATCACCATTCCATTCAAGGGGCACGTGATTGGCAACTTGAGGGCAGACATTATTATTGACAACGAGATTGTTCTAGAGTTTAAAACTATTCGAACTCTGAATGACGCGGCGGAGTTGCAGGCTCATAACTATCTTCGTCTGACAGGTCTGAAGACGGCGTATCTGGTGAATTACCCCCCTCATCCGGAGCGGGAGGTGGAGGTGCGACGGATTCAAGTAGAACCATCAGAGGAAGAATCCGAGCCAGGTTGTGGTAAAACCTTTGAGATTCCGTATAATGTGTCTGTGGATCTAGGACAGCCAATTGAAGAATATCTTGAGCCCTTAGGAGTAGAGTCCGAGCTTCTTCTAGACAGTGGTATACCGCTGGGTCGGCTTGACTGATCGTCTCGAGATGAGGAAGAACTTTGGTTTCCAACTCATAGAGGGCGAGGAGGGCTGGTTCGTCGTTCATTTGTAATAGTTGTATTTCTGTCTATACTTAGGCTCAATCTTTACATAGACTGGAGAGCCCCCACTTGGGGGTTTTCGACAGAAATTCTTACAGTTACAACCGTCTCGCGGGTTCGTGAGTTGTCTTTTGTTTGCGTAACACTTCAAGGGAAGGTAGATGTCCTTCTTGAGAAACCGAACGATGCGATCGATGAGTATCATAATAATTTTTCACGCACCCAATCTCTATCCTTCTTAAAAATTTTAGACAACTTAGGGTCTTTATTCTTAAAGAGAATCATGAGAACATTGAGGCGTCTGAAGAGACCTAGGGGTGGTTCACCAGCCCGCACGACACGCATGAGGGCACGGTGTCGCGCGAGTTCAGACTTTTCCTTGACATCCTCATAGCCATGGGCACTGAGGATACCAGAGTTGCTGAGGGGAATAATCACTTTAGCTTTCATTACAATGAGACTAGAAAAATTATACAGAATCACAGAAGCTGGTGTAGATATTGTACTTGATGTCAGTCTTC